TGGGCTAATGAATGGTTAGAGAGACCGAGGAGTATTTATGCCCGAAATTTCGGAGAACAACCTGACGGACGAGATATTAGAAATGTTTCCGCTGGAGACATTCCTGATGCCGACCTCCTCGTTGGAGGATTCCCTTGTGCGACTTTTTCAATTGCAGGAAAGCGAACTGGATTCTCCTTGGATGACACCCGCGGGACACTCGCTTTTGAAATGTTTAGACTCGCTCACGAAAAATCAATACCTTATCTTCTCTTTGAGAATGTCAAAGGACTCCTCAACCACGATGAAGGTAGAACCTTTGAAGTCATCCTCGAAGTCTTGGATGGCTTGGGGTATGACTGTCAATGGGAATTGCTTGACAGCCAAAATTTCGGAGTCCCACAGCACCGAGAAAGGATTTTCCTTATCGGACATCTTAGAGGAAAGCCCCGACCAAAAGTATTTCCTATCGGAATCACAGGTGGAGGCGATGATGAAACGAACACGCAAGAACGAAAAAGAAGGCAGGGGTTTTTCTCCAACATTTCTCCAACGCTCGATGCCCACTACTACAAAGGAGGGAACTCTCGACAATATGTAGTTGAGACTGAATCAAGAAGAGATAAAGAAATGCGGGTTTATGCTGAAGGAGTTGTTCCAACACTCACAGCCCAAATGGGAACTGGTGGAGGAAATGTTCCTTATGTAAGACCAGTTCTTGATTTATCAAGAGTAAACAAATCTCCAAACGGGCGACTCATCAAAGATGACGGAGACCCGATGTACACAATAACAGCGCAAGACCGACACGGAGTTCAAGTAGGGGACGCGGACGGTTTTGCTTTAAGAAAATTAACACCCTTAGAGTGCGAAAGACTTCAAGGTTTACCTGACGGATGGACGGAGTTTTATCATGACGGACGAAGAGTTTCAGATTCCGAAAGATACGAGAGATGCGGACGGACAATCACAATTCCTGTTGTGGAAGCGATTGGTCGAAGGCTACATGAGTTCTACTGAGCCTTTCTCTTTTGACACCATAGATAACTTTGATGACCACATCGCGCAATCAATACCAAACTATCACACGCTGAGTGAGGCTATTTGTAACCTGAGTACATACTTCATTATGGAAGATACCCAAGTGATTGACCTTGGTTGCTCAACTGGAAAACTATTAGAGCGACTACCTCACCTTGGAAAAAAAATTGGAATTGATATAGCCGACAACCTTTTACCTGAGTCCCATGGTCAAACCCTTTATGTCCGCAAAGATTTACGAGCCTTAAATAATTTAGGCAAGTCGAGTTTGATTCTTTCTATCTTCACCCTTCAGTTCATCCCGTATGAAGATAGACCACACATCCTAAGCACTATCTATGAATCCTTAGTTGAAGGCGGGGCTTTTATATGGGCTGAGAAAGTCCGAGAGGAATCAGGCGAACTCGAACAAGTTCTCCATGGCGCCCATTATGATTTTAAGCGCAAAGCCTTCACCGCTGAACAGATACTAAATAAAGAACGCGACCTAAGACCTATCATGAAAGTAAACAGTTCAACACGAAATCAGATATTGGCAGAGAACGCAGGGTTTACAGTTGGAACAATGTTTTGGAAGTTCTTCAACTTTGAAGCATGGGTTTACATCAAATGAAAGCAAAGATAAAGGTCGGACAAGTTGCTTCAGTTGCTCTCAATACCCTTGAGAGTTATCCAACCAATCCACGCAGAGGCGACATCGAAGCGATTGCTCAGTCCCTCAAAGCCCATGGGCAATATCGTCCGATTGTTGTTCAGTACGGAACGAATTTCATTTTGGCTGGTAACCATACTTACAAAGCGGCGAAGAAACTTGGCTGGAAGAAAATCAAGATAACTTATGTCGATGTAGATGAAGAGTCCGCTCGAAAGATTGTCTTGGCTGATAATCGCCTGACTGACCTTGCTACCTATAACGAACCGTTACTAAAAAGCCTATTGACCGCGTTACCTGAACTCGAGGGAACAGGCTTTACTCAATCTGAGGTTGATACTTTAGATAGGTTGATGAATGGTCAAGATAAAGACCCTGTGAGCGGTTCTAAGCCTTTACCTAGTGACCCTGAAGTAAAGATAAGCGCTTGGAGATTTACAGTCGAACTCGAGGCATATAAGGCTTGGAGAGAACAAATATACGCCGAGGCTCCGACAAAACAGAAAGCAATCAAAGAAATAAAAACCCGATTGGGATTACCTGAGCGAGCGCCCATTGAACCTGAGCCAAACGGCGAGCGCTCCGACATCACGGCTAAAGACATCGAGACAGTTGGAATCAATGAGGTAAAGATTCATCCACTCAATCCGAGAGAGGGCGACATAGGTTCAATCATTGAGTCCCTTACCCACATGGGTCAATATCGACCAATCGTGGTCAATAAAGCGACCAAACACATTCTCTCGGGTAATCACACTTATCAAGGGGCGCTTCAGTTGGGATGGGAGAAGATAGCCGTCCATTGGATTGATGTCGATGACATAGAGGAAATCAAAATCCTTATCGTTGATAATAGAACCTCGGACTTGGCAACATACGACCCACAGGAGTTGAACAAACTTCTTACCAGTACGGGATTGAAAGGCACGGGCTTTAGTTCAGAGGAGGTCGCTGAGATTCTTGCTGGAGGTAAATCTAAGCCTGGGCATATCCCAGTAGGTCGGACGACCATTCGAGTAGGCGACCACAATATGAGAGTTCACAGCGAGGACTTGAATCAATGGGCAAACACAATAAATGGATGGAAAGACATCGCTGAGTTATTATTTATCCCAGTTGAAGCGTGTACAACCGAGGAGCAATAATGAAACTATTCGGGTTCGAGATAACCAAACTAGAGAGCAAGCCTGAAACAAAGCCTGTCAGTTGTTACCATTGCGGTAAAGAGTTCCAAACTGGTGTTAATAACATTCGAGCGTATAACTATTGTTCTAGTTGCTAAGAGGGTAGAATAAACCTATGGAGAAAAAGATAGGTAAATACTGGTTCGCTTGCGGACGAAAGAGCGGATTCGGAATTGGTTTTAATATCAGTAAGTACGGTTGGGATATGGACTTAGGGTTTTGGTTCATAGGGGTGGAGTTCTAGTGACAACAGCGGTAGCAAAGAAGAGCGCCAAGCCTAAACCTAAATCGGGTGGTCGTATCAAGATACTTCTTGATGATATTAAACGCGAGGAGTTAATCAATCTCATTGTCCTTGGTATGCCAGTAAGTAAATCAGTAGCCATGGTGAACATCGCTGAGTCCAGTTTCTATAACTGGATGAGCCGTGGAATGGTAGAGCGGGATAGGCTGGCAACGATTCCTGATGCTAAACCTAAACCCGAGGAGAAAATCTATTTAGAGTTTTTGGAGTCTCTCACACGGGCGAGAGCGGAAGCAATCGCTAAAAAGGTTGCAGTTATATCCAGCGCGGCGAGTCAAGGAGATTGGAAAGCATCGGCTTGGTGGTTAGAGCGTCAAGTCCCTGAAGATTTTGGTCGAGTTGATAAGCAAGAAGTTTTGAGCCATTCGGTGTCAGAGGTTAGAGTTACAGTCACCATGGGAGAACTTCAAGAGAAGATAGCCAAAGTCCTAGAGTCCCGTAAGACAAAGAGCGCTTAACTTATGACCGAGAGACTTCTCGATAAGTTCCTCGAATCTGATTCGAACAAACAGGCTGAGTTGCTCGCCATGCTTACATCTGAAGAGCGTCATGCCCTCTTAGTTATCCTAGATGCTGAGTTAGATAACCCATGGGCTAGATGGCAAAATGACCCCGTTGGATTTGTTGAGCAAGGATTAGGCGAAACCTTATGGAGCAAACAAAGAGAGATTCTGACTTCATTAACATTAAATAAAAGAACAGTAGTTCCCGCTTGTCACGCGCCTGGGAAATCTCACCTCGCGGCGCGAGCGGTTGCGTGGTGGCTATCTTGTCACGCGCCTGGGACAGCAGTAGCAATTACAACAGCGACCACACATAGGCAAGTTAGAAACATTATGTGGGCGCAGATAAGAAGAGTTCACGCTAGACACAATCTTCCTGGGGAAGCCGATACGGTTCAATGGAAAATAAATGGCACCGTAGTTGGATATGGATTTAGTCCAGCGGCGCATGATGAACCAGCGGTTCAAGGTATCCAC